TGGAGTTAGTCGGCGGGGCTTATACGCTTACGAGGCTAACGATGACAGTAACATCGAGCGCACACATAGAAAACCATTGCCGTATTGTCTTGGAAAAGTTTATGCAGCGTGAACTTATACGTCTTAGTGGTGTTATAATCGGTGAGGCATACGATGGCAGTAGTGATGTATTCGACCTTATAGACTTTGCACAGAACGGAGTAAAAGAGATATTAGAGAACGTACCCGAAGGTAACACAGCTACACCAATAGGTGAAACGTACAGCGAGATATTGATGGACATTGAAGAAAAGAAAAACAACCCCGATACCTTACTTGGCATAGACACAGGTTATCAGGAAATAAACGATGCTATCTTTGGTTGGCAGCCGGGGGAGTTGATTATCTTAGCTGCACGACCTGCGATGGGGAAAACCGCATTCGCCTTGAACCTTGCATTAAACGGCGCATGCTCCCATATCAATAGTGCCGATGTGCTGATTTATTCACTTGAGGCAACAAAGAAAGAATTGGTTAAGCGTATGGCAGCCTGTAAGAATGACGTTTATTACGGTGCAATCAGGAAAGGTATATTAACTGAATATCAGGAAAAGTTAATGATTGATGGCTTTAAAGACTTCCATAACATTAAAATACGAATAGACGATAAGACCCAAAAGTTAACGCACATTATTAATTCCATCCGCCTGCACAAAAAGAAACGACCCGACCTGAAACTGATAATCATTGACTACCTGCAACTGATAGAGGTGCAACGGCAGTACGGCGGCAACCGTGAGCAAGATGTAAGCACTATTACAAGGCAGTTAAAACTACTTGCTAAGGAATTAGACCTATCAATAATAGCCTTATCGCAGCTTAACAGGCAGGTAGAAGCAAGGACTAATAAAAAGCCCCAACTTGCCGACCTTAGGGAAAGCGGGGCAATCGAACAGGATGCCAACCTTGTAATGATGATATGGCACGAAGTAACGGCAAACCGTGATGCATCGGGCAACGACATTGTAAACACCCACATATTATTCGTGAAATGCCGTGATACTGCCCCATTTGAGGTACATATCCCATTTGCAGGGGACATACAAAGGTGGGGCAACCTATCGCCTAAAAACGAGCCGTTCAGACCGTTTGCGGGTATGCCGAAAGGAAATGATTATAACCCGAATGATTGGATAGAGGGATAAAAACTAAAAACTAAAAACATTAGAATATGAAAACAGTAAACAGTATATCTGGCGGGAAAACATCGGCATATTTAGCAGCAAAATACCCAGCCGATTATAATATATTTTCTTTGGTCTGTATTGACGATAAGCGGAGCGCACCAAAAGACCCCGCAACCATTCAATATGTAAATGCAAAGTTAGAGGCATTTATGCCACAATACGGTGAGTTTATAGCCACAGCGGAGGACGATATGACTTTGCGGATAATGATGGATTTAGAACAGTACTTAGGTCGTGAAATAACTTGGGTGCGTGGCGATTCATTTGACGATATAATAGACATTGGAAGCCACACACGGCTGCCATCTTGGGCAAGAAGATATTGTACTGAAAAGATGAAATTACTCCCTATTTTCTATTGGTGGTTTTATAACATCGGTGAACGGTGCGATATGAGAATAGGTTTTCGGTTTGATGAATTTGCAAGGATGGAAAGATTTTTCAACAATTCAGACCCTACAAACTTTTCTATCCCTGTGGCATGTTCTACAAAAGGGCAAAGAAGGCAACGACATGAAACATTTAACTTTCGCTATTGTTCATTTCCATTGATTAAAAACGCTGTTACATCTGAAATGGTGGCAGACTTTTGGAAAGACAAATATGTAGGAGAAGATAACCTATGGGATAAAAAACGTAAAATAGAATTTCCTGTTATTTCAAACTGTGTAGGGTGTTTTCATAAAAAAGCAGATACGCTGGCAATAATGTGGAATTTACACCCCGAAAAGATGAATTGGTTTGCAGATCAGGAAGAAAAGGGAATGGGTACATGGTTGGATAGTAGGGTTAAATACGCTGAAATAGGCGCACACGCTTTACAAACGCCATACACTATTGATATGATTAGAGAAATTGGTGCAAGCTGCGATAGTGGCGGGTGTACTGATTAGCAAAATATTTTTTGTTGTGTGGTGTATTTTGTGTATATTGCAACCACGCAAAGATTAACATTTACATTCATTGAACTTATTTGTATTAAAATATATGGCGGGGGTATCCTTTCAGGGTAGGTGTTTTTCTTTGCGGATTATCACACCCCCGCTATTTTATTTACCTTCCAAATCCGCAAAATATGGAATATAACATACCCGATAACGGGCTATTACCGACTGTTTCCGATGTACGGGACAACTACAAAACAGGATATATCAAAATATTCCGTTCACTTAAAAATCATTGGATATGGTCTGACGACAAAAAGCTAAAATGGTGGCTTGATATTCTGCTTTCCGTTAACTATTCAGACCAAAAAGTATTAATCAAAGGGCAACTAATTGAGTGCAAAAAAGGGCAAAGTGTGCAGTCATTAGAAACATGGGCAAAGTCGTGGAGAACGACAAAAAAGACCGTTCAGACCTTTTTCAGACTTTTGGAGAAGGATGCAATGTTGACAGTCGAAAACGTGAAATTCACTACACGCATAACTGTCTGTAACTTTGAGAGTTATAACGGAATAGTAAACGCTGACGACTACGGAGTGGAAACGGACAGTAAACGGAGGCTACCCCCAAACAATAAGGGTAATAAAGATAATAAAGAAGATACTAAGTATATATCTGCTGGCGCAGATACAAATATAGATAATTCTAATTGGCTAAATGATAAGCGTAAAATACTCCAAGACAAGATAACGCCATTTTTAGAAAAGTACGGAAAGGAGTTATGTAATGACTTTTACCAATATTGGGGAGAACCACATAAAAAACTTAAACAGATACGATATGAAAGCCAAAAATACTTTGACGTGAATGCAAGACTAAGAACTTTTAAAAACAATGTAAACAAACGAACCACATAACAATTTCAAACCTCAAAACTAAACAAGATGGAAAAGAAAACAGAGTATACACAACAAGCATTCCCTGTTTGCGACATGGAAGTAACGCACAACGGCATGACCCTGCTCGACTACATGGCGGCTAAAATAGCGCAAGGGTATTTAGCTAACCCTGATAACACAACGGAGTTTAGGCGCATGCACCTTACAAACGAAATCGAATACGCTGTTGTCGCCAAAGGAGCTTATGAACAAGCCGCCGCAATGCTCGAAGAAAGGAAGAAGTATATTAATTCGTAAACATATAAAACTAAACAGAAATGAAACTAACATTTGAACAACTAATCGAAGAACACGGACAATGGGCAGATGCTACGTTTCCGAAAGCTACCGCAGAAGGTGCGCTAATCCATGCAATGCGTGAAGCGGATGAGGTTATAAATGACCTAAACAATGGGGCTACTACGGTAGCTGTTAGCTTCGAGGTGGCAGACGTATTAGGTTGCCTGTTTGATGCAGGGCGTAGACATGGAATAGATGCAGTTAAAGTAGCTAAGATGTTGGATATGTTGTGTGAAAGTAATGTTACACTACTGATGGTAAAATGCGCATTTGCTGAAAAACTTGAAATAAACAAATCCCGTAAATGGAAAGATAACGGCGATGGGTCTTATTCACACATTAAATCTCAAACCGCCTAACGGCACAAAACCAAATTTATGAAAGTAACGATAACAGGCAGTAAGCCAAAACCAAAAGACATTAATTGGGACAAACCACAACTTGTAATACACAAGGACAAAACCGTAATTTACACAACGGGCGAACATGACAGAGAAGTATTTTCTGGGTTTGATTTGCATGGGTGCGAACATAGCAAATTGTGGAGCAAAGATGAATTCACCCCACTGCCCCCAAACCAATCCGTTATACTGCAAAATGAGTGAAAAACTAAACTAATATGAAATACACAAGACAAATGAAAAAACGTAGAAAAGAGCGCAAGATGCGCCAAAACGGGGATATGCATGGCTACCCGATAATCCTGTTTACCAAAAAAAGGCGTATGTATGTAAGGCTTTACAAACTTGGGTTTGATTATCCGATCCCGTTCTAAAACTGTAAACCCTATCACAATAAAACTAACCAAATGCCATTTTCTGCTATTCCTTGCCCTATTCCTGACGTTTTAACCCCCTGTTAAGTGTATGGCAAAGGGAGGGGGTATAAATCGGGGCTAAAAACGGCACAGGAATTAATATTGAATAAAATGTAATAACTTTACCTTTGCACCAAACAAAACTTTTTTTGTTCAAAACAGTTTTTATACTTACCTTTACATTTGTTAAATTTTAATGTTATGGCAGGCAGACCAAAAATATATACTCCCGAACTTGGTGAGGAAATTGCCGAAATGATAGCCACAACCTCGCTAAGTTTAAAACGTATTGCGGAAAAATGCGGAATAACTTATTTCACGCTTAGGAGTTGGTATATTGACAAAGAACATCCATTTTCAACCTTGTACGCACGTGCGAAGGAGTTGCAGAAAGAACATATTGCAGAGGAAATAATGGATATAGCGGATGAGGGTGTAAACGACCTTATGACCATATCGAGGGGCGATGAAACATACGAACAGGAAAACAAAGAGGTTGTTAACCGTTCAAAGCTCCGTGTAGATGCCCGTAAATGGCTACTCTCTAAACTTGACCCTAAGAAATACGGCGATAAGATTGAAGTAGAGAACAAGGGCGAAATAACAGTAAAAACTGTTTCATTTGAGTAACTTTACCCCTCAATACAAATTCAGTAAAAAAGGATTTAACCCGCTATTCTGGCACATATGGGATGCGCTCCAAGACCCATCAATACGTTACATCTTTGTAGAGGGTAGTAGCTCGGCGGCTAAGACCTACACGATATGTCAGGCGTTATCCCTGATGGGGTTTCAGTTCAACAAATCCACTATGACATTCAGGCGGCAGCTTGTGGATGTGGTGGATAGTGTCTATTCAGCTTTTAAGATGGCTTGCAAGGGTATGCAGTTGGATTACTACGAGTTCCAGCAACATCTACTAAAGGGCAAGGATAGTAAAGCCGATATACGTTTCAGGGGCTTAGATGATGACGAAAACATTAAAGGTATTGAGCGGTTCGATTTCGTGTACTTCAATGAGTTCAATCAGTTTGAGGAATACCTATTCGACCAAGCCAAACTAAGGCTAAGGGGTAGACCTAATCAGAAAATCATATGCGACTGGAATCCTGTAAGCGCAAAGCTGTGGCAGTATGAAAACCTGATAGATCCGCAAGAATGGGAGGAATTACCGCTACACATGGAAGGGATAGAGTTCAGCGAACTTAATCCTGAATACAGTTTCAAGCGGGTAA